AATTAAATAGTATTTTTAATTTCAAAACGCTCATCAGGAAGTAAGAAAATCAATCTTTCACTTCAGGACATCACCAAACAAATTTGGAGTGCCAGGAGTACCTTCAGATTCTGAAGGGAAGCTTATCTGAACAACATTCTCATCTAATCTTACGATTGGGCGATCATCTGTCTCGCCTTCGCCGATAAGATAGCCCAAAACTTTAATTGTTATTTCACTAGTAAACACTCTTGTATCTTCACCAAGAGAAGCGACGTTATTATCATGCGAGAAAGTCTGATCGATGAACCCTTCATATACGTGGCCATTTCTTTTCATAGTAAAGGCGTTAATTTGGCCAGTCCGCGTTATAAATGGCTGCATAAGTTGATTAATTTGTTCTTGATATTCTGTCCTAAGTGAAATCTTATACTCAACATCAACATAAACCGGAATTGGTATTGATAAGGCTCGTATAACGACTTTCTTGCTATTTCTTGGATAGTGTCTCTGCTTAGTGACGCCTACATTGTTTCTTGTTGAGTTGACGACAGCTCTATCGCGAGTTTTGTCTTTTACAATCTGACGTGCAATTACAAATCTTCCAGATCTTCCATTGTTTCTATCCGAATATAGATGGGCTTGGAAAGTACCTTTTCGATTGGGATCTTTTGTAATACCGGTCCTCTCAACACTAACAAGCGGCAGAATCAAGCCACCACCATCGTCGCGCAACTCTTTATCGTTTTTGATCTGAAATGCGCGTTCGGGAGATTGCCATAAAATAGGCACCTTTGTAAATCCGTGATTTGTTCGAGCGCTTAAGTTTAAGTCCTTTTTTAGCCACGAAGCCAGTGCCATATCGATGCTCTCAATCGATGAGCCAAGCATGCCCACCTCTTGCAGAGTCAATTTACTGGTATTTTCCGGCAACATCGTAAAATCAAAATTATCAGGTAGCATCAAATAGTCCTCTTCTAGCTCTTCTGCATCGCGCAGCGATCTCAAATTCTTGGTTTTTCTGGCCAAATAGCAGTTTCGATTCATCGAGCTTTGTTATCTCATAATAGTAATCATTATAAAGTACGAAATCACCTTCGCGAACATACAAATCTTGATCTTCTTCAACCCTTCTCTTGTGGAAGTGTATATTAATTTCCCACGTCTTATCGATACCAAAATTATCCATATATTCCGTCTCAAAAGATGTATATTCAACCAACGCATAGACCCGAACAGGCGGCAAAAACGTCTTTTCAATAGCCTCTCCATATAATTCATGGAACTGTGTTGATCTTAAATCGATAGAGTAATAAAGAATCTGCTGGCCGATGACTTTCTCGATAAGCTCATCATTAACCTGTTTAACAAGATTGCGCTCTTTCTCTCCTAAGAAAAGTGGAGGGGGAGGCTGTTCTGGTTTTTTCCATTTATCGGACATTTACTTATTATCCTACAAAGATCGGCAACGGAGTTACTTTGAGCACATTTGTGGAGGCTTCTGCTAATTCCTGATCTTGTTTGGCTAGTGCTGGGTATTCCGTTTCTTTCAGCATTTCCATCAATTTTTCTTTCAATTGTTGCTGTTCCTCTTTTGCTTGACTTAGCAAGTCAGAAGCATTAAGTGTCACAGATTCTCCTGGAATTGGAATTGTCGCAAACTTACCTCGGATCTGCCCCAACATCTCTTTAGAGAGAGCAAGAGCATACTTCCGGATCCACTGCTTACCTATCGAATTAATGTTTTCATAAGGAACGTTGTCGAACGGTAATGTATTGAGGTTGTTTATCCCCTCTACCCCTGCATCGTAGGAACCGGTGGCAAAAGCTTCCAGATCTACATAAAATTTCACCCACATATTGTCCATACCGGAAAGTCCCCAATAACTTGGAGTCGGAAATAATCTTAATTTAGTATCAATAAGCTCATAAGAATAATGAGAAGTGCGGGTATAGAGCGAATCTTCGTACATAATGGCCTGCATTTTGTTTTGCCAAGTTGGAATAACTTCAAAAGTGGAATCGTCGGAATATTGCCCATAAGTGGACATATTCCCAACAACACCAACACCCCCATAGTAGCCATAGAATCGCCACATAGCGCGGGGAGAAACATAGAAGACCTTTGTTACTATAATTCTTTTATTACCTACCTTACCGGCGTAATCTACGGGATTACCGGACTGATCTACACCACTAAGTGAGGCACTTTGAATAATCGCTTGCAAGTCATAATCTTGTACAAGAGTTTGTGGCTGAAAAGATGCAGAATATTGAGGAATCGTGCCTCCATATCCGCCTGCGGCTGCGGCGCCGTCACCAACCCTGCGAGAATAGCCTAAAGAAAATCTAGGATATTTAAGATTGCTTCCGGATGGGCCAGTAGTTAAATTACCATTGTGATCGAATGTTCCTGTTTGCTCTCCGAGAACCGACGAAAGGACGTTCTTTCCTTGATGGAGGTTAACAATATAAGAATATTCCAGCACCGCTTCTTCATAAGCAGCATAAACATTAGACGGAGTTATTTCAATGTCAACGACATCTCCACCAAGCTTCTTATATGTATAAGCTACTTGGTCGGAGGCGCCGCTTAAGAAAGCTGTCGAGTCATCATAAATACCAAACGGCAAAGAGGCGGCAACATTAGCTGCGGAGCCAGTACTAGTTAAGACTATTGCGCTTGTTTGGGACTTTGGGTTTAAATTCGTTGGCATACATAAACACTCCTACACATTAAATAGTTAAGTTGGTTTTAAAATTCTGTATGAAAGAAATTTATCCTACTTCTTTGATTTTTTGCTAGCAGTCTTTTTTGGAGTTAATTTTGTTTTTTTACTCTCTTTCGTTTTAAGTGCGGCAGCTTTTGCGGCAGCTTTTGCTTGAGCTTCTGCGGCAGCTTTTGCTTGAGCTTCTGCGGCAGCTTTTGCTTCTATTGCGGCAGCAACTTTACGTTGGCTCTCTTGCTGTTTAAGCATTGCATAATATTTTTTCTTACGGGGATTCATAAAAAGCTCCTTTTTGTGTAAGTAATTAGTGCCTCCAAGAGTAAAAATCTCAAAAATTTGGAGGCGATAAATTTTAAGAGATTGTCGTTTATATAAAAAAACCCCCGGACAAGCCGGGGGGCAGTTTTGTAGATTAACTAAAAGCTATTATCCTCCAGTTTCTCCGAGCATACCTCGCACGATAACCAGTCCGTACATATCAGGACGAACCATCTGCTTCGCGTAACGGGTCATAACACCCTTTCTTGGCACGAAGTCTTCAGGTCCGAAGATCGTAGGTGTGGTTTGCAGTGGCACGTAAGGTGCATACACATAACCGCTTTCAAGGAAGCTAGAGCCACGACGACCAACCAACACAACATTGCGAAGGAAGTAAGGGTCGACAATGACATCAAACTTCTTAGAAAGGCTTCCGACTTTCACAGCACCAACAGAGCCAGTGTCGTCATCGGCAGTAACAGATGCACGGAATCCAGCGGTGAACTCGAGGACGTTGGCAACTTCAGGTCCGCAGACGATGAAGTTAGCGCCACCACGAAGAGTCTTGCGGTGAATTTGAGCAGAAACATCATTGATAGTTTCAGCAAGAGTCTCATACCATTCGGAAACAGTACCGGTGAAATCGGGAGCATTAACTCCAGCGCCAATTTCTTCACCAGAAACACGATCCACAAAAAGACCTGGAGAGCGTGACCAGTAGTATGTTCCGGCAGTAGCGCCATTTACAAGGTCAGCGAGGATTTCGCGGTCGATTTCAAGAGCAATTTGCTCAGAAAGAATACTGGTCAATTCCACTTCAGCATCCAAGTTATGATAAGCATTCAAGTCTTGACCCAATTCGGGTGTCCACTTGGCTTTCAACTTCTTGGTTTGAGCGGTCACAGCAATACTATCAACTTTGATATCAATCTCTGGAATATCTGGACTTCCTTCCAAGCCCCAGGGAACATCACCAACAACGGCACCAACAGAAGTGGAGTCGGTAATGTTGTCGACGATTGGATATTGTATGGATGCAGTAGCCGCAAGACCGGTACCGATTTGGATTGATGCGCAGTCTACAGTAGAAGCAAAAAACAGATCAAGCGTTGGCGAGGGGCCAGCGTTAAGGCGCGTCAAGCGGCGAACCATTTGAGTGTTGCTGTTGGCTAATGTGGCTTCGTCCGTAAGACTGGCTAGTTCAGCAGGGTTCATTGTTATAGCAGAAAGATTGAGCCAATCCACAGATGCATAATCTCCTACATCAGAGAGGGAACCGGTTCCCCCAACTGTAACCTTGATGTAGGAACTGTTAGCGTCACTTAGGGCCAAAATATCGGGATCATACTGAAGATCTGCTCTTTCTTCTCCAGTAAGAGCGCTAATCAAATTACCAGTTACTGCGGTGGGCGCAGAACTTGTAACTACTGAAACGCCTTCTGGGCTACCATATGCGTAACCACGAGCAGATGTACGAGGACCAGAAAGATCTCCAGCGATTTGACCAACAAGATCAACACCACCAGTGATTTCGGAACCAACTTGGTCTGTGCCATAAATTGATTGGTTACGATCATTGCCGAATCGATGATGCATATTTTCTTGACCACCAATATCGGCTGAAAACACAAAGTCAAGGAAAAAGATAAGCCCACTAGGTAGACTCATTGGCTGAACGGAAACGAGATCGTTTGCAATCAAGCCGGCGAATACGCGACGAACGATAGGGAATGCAACAGATGCAAAACCTTCTACGTCACCTGCGTGCATAGAGCTAGATTCGCGAAGAAGCTCTTTTGCTTGGTTTTCAAGCAAGCGAGCCATTGAATTTTTAGAACGCTCATTGGTCAATCCTTCAAGGAGACCGGTACGTTCCCATTTTGTAAGAAGAGCATGTCCTTCGGCTTTCATGTCACGGTTGACAACGCCTTCGGTCAGTCTTTCGATAATACTAGACATTTTTAAATACCTCCATTTATTGTTATTATTATTTAATTCCAGCTAGTTTCTTCATTCTCTCGCTAACAGTGTCAACAGGCTTGACTTCCTTGCGAGATGCACGAAGAGTTGAGGGTCTACGACCAAGGGCCTCGCTCAATGATTGTGGGCTGGGCTTTGTGGGCTTTGCCTCCATTGTGCTTTGAAGCGTATTGAAAATCGTTTTCGCCTCTGTGACTGAACCAGCGTTTGAAATAGCTTCGACAATCTTTTCTTTTTGTCGCTCATTCA